TGAGTGTAAACACATCATATCGGTATACATCTAGATGACAATTCCAACCATTCATTTTGGCAATACGATTAACATCATCAATCATAATCTCATGTATCTGCAAACAACCAACAGCTCTCCCGTCATCGCCTACAGCATCTACACGTCCATGACTCTCAACCTGTATCAATACAGGTATAAGTATTTCAAGTATAGCTTTCATATTTTTCTCCTTTCTTTAAAAATTGGTGCGGGTGCTAGGTAATTAATCTATGCACCCTTGCGATTTATACGACGACATCGCCAAACGTCAACTGAACTCCTACAGTCAAGGTGCGGGATTTTGTGTTTGATTTCTCATATCTCGGGTTGATTATTTTTACAACGTCTTTCACGTTCCAAACCAATGGACACAAACACATAGCTCCCGCAAGGCTTTACTTGTTTTCTAATTGTTCTGCTACGTAGTTGTCATAAAGATAATCAGCTTTTCCATTTTCATAATCTCTAGCTTCTTTATCTTCATCGTCTTCAACTTCTTCAGCCTTGTCGTTAGACCATGCTGAAAAAATAGCATATGACTCTTGTTTAGAAAGACCAAACTCATCTCGTAAATGTCTTGGTGCTTCAAACATATTTATTTCTCCTGAATCCTGTAAAGCATCCAAATAGAAATAATGTTCTTCGTTTATGTTCATTTTTTTCTCCTTTGTTTGTTAAAAAAATTGGGAGCGGACTCTCACCGCTCATGTATTTATAGAGAGTATTTAACTCGTCTATCACGCAATGCTTCAAGAATTTCTTGCTTTTCAGTAAGAATTTTTTGATGAATACGAACTGAATCTTCAACTTCTTGAATTGCACTATCTAACGCTTTGATTTTATTCTCAAATGCATCATTCATAATTATCTCCTTTCTAAAACACATCATCTTCTTTGTAATATTCCGCCATTCTTTCACCGTCAATTTGAACGATAACTTCGTTTGAAAGATTTCTAGCATCAATTTCATCTAAATAAAAATGTGCATAGCCGTCTTCGAAATGCACTTTCTGTTTTTCTATCTTGAATACTACAACTTTTGATTTGGGTTTATACTCTGTTTGTATCATTTTTTTCTCCTTTGTTAGTTATTAAAAGTAGGAGCGGGAGCGACCCGCTCAAGCCATGCTATATAGCTACAACATTTTTGATGTCTTCAGCTTCTTTGAGAATCTTGCGACCCTTTGCAATTAATAAGTCAGTTGACTCTGGATTAGATAGTATCTCTAATACACGGGATTTGGCTCTTGCACCATGTCCCAATTCAGATGAACCAAACTGTTTATTCTTTTGTTCATCTGTTTTACTGTCACGATTAGTACCGTGAGTGTAGTACTCGGTGAAACCGTTGAACAAGTCATACTTGGTTTCGCCATTGTTACCGATACCCGCACGGAATAAACCGTGTATCTCGTCAGCCGTATTCATACCACGAGTTTTCGGTGAATTGATAAAACCAATGCTAAATAATTTAGCATGATTATCCGAGATAGGTTCGTTCGCAAGGCGTTCGATATCTTCGAAAGCTTTTTTGCGGTGAGTGAATATCTCATCAAGTTGATACATCATGTCATCAAACCTAACGCTCGCATTTTTAGTATGTCTAACTTTCATGCGAAGCATAGATTTTTTGTTGTACAACGATGATACAAAAGAATTACTGCACCAAACTCTCGTAAGAGTGTCACCCAGCACACAACTAGATGAGCCGTCATGCGATGACCACATCGTGATGTATCCTGTAAACTTGTCGCCGTTGATTGCAAATCCGTCACCCACTTCAGCTTGAATAAATATCTTTCCGCCGTTCTTGAGATGACCAACATTCGTAATCTTGTACTCAATGCCTGATAACGACTCATTCAAAGCGTCCCATATTTGAGAGTTTTGAATTGTTTGATAACTCGCACCGACAACACCGAGTGACTCGTTTGTATCGCTACGTTCAATTATCTTGTGGGTGTCAATCGGCTCATAAAATTTATCTTGTATATGTCGATAAATATTACGCTCGATTACATTCCAGTTAAGACAAGTATCAGCTAAACTGCGATAATCTTGTACGTCTTTGTTACTCATTTTTGCTATTTCCATTTTTTCTCCTTTTGTTATTTAATGAAATTGGGAACGGGTGCGACCCGTTCATTACGCTAATCTAACCATATGGTTTTATTTAACCCTTGAATTCTACTAAACGATAAACACGCTTCAGCTAAAATTTCTCTAGGAATACTAGAGTCATCACGATTTTTAACAAAACCCTCGTCGACTAAATAATCTACGATGGCTTCGTATACGTCTAGGTTAAGAGTAATCTTTGAAATAGAAAACTCGTTATTAGAATTATAACTCACAACAACTCTACCATTTGGTAAAGAGTGAGCATAATTATTATCGTCTGCTCCAGTAATATTTATTTTATACATTTTATCTCCTTTTTTTTATTTTAAAAATACGGAAATGACTTAACTAGTTAACCTTTGGTTGAGCGGACTCTTGACTAGTTCCTGTATTGCTTCAACACGTCTGTAACGCTCCACATATACTACAGACAACGCCATTTCATTATTGTCTGTTTACGGTGGCTGATTAACGTACAACCATAACGTAAAATAGGAGCGGTAGCGACCCGCTCAAGCCATGCTAAACTTTGTTGAATTCTTTTCTAATGTATACGTTATCATATCCATTATATTTATATTCATCGGCTAAATCAATAGCATCTTCTTTTGTTAAGTAGTAGTTGTTAACTTCACTAGCACCAACCCATACTGAATATATTTTTTCATTACTCATTTTATTCTCCTTATTTAAAAAAGTAGGAGCGGGAGCGACCCGCTCGTGCCATGCTAAACTTCGCAAACTTCAATTAAACAGTCTGCACATTCTGAATCTACAGTGTCTGTAACTTTTTTTATTGCATTATGAACTGAACAAGCCCAAACATTTTTTTGTGCTAATCCACATTCTGTTTCCCATACTACTGAATACTCCGTCATACGATTTCTCCTTTTGTTATTTTATGAAATTGAGAGCGGTAGCGACCCGCTCAAGCCATGCTAGTTTTCAAATGCCATTTCTAATGGACAACATACAGATTTTTGTTTGTTGAAATCGTGAATTAAAGCATCAATTTCAGCATCTGTGATTTCAATTATCATTCCATCGCCTTGATACAATGCATAATATCTTCTATCACTACCGACGATTTGAATGTCAGCTCCGCCGAATGCATCAGACCAGAATACACCCGCATCTTTTATTTCTTTTAATACTACGATTTGTTCATCTGTTAGTTTATTGCTATTCATTTGATTTCTCCTTTTAGGTTAGTTAATAAAAATTAGGCGGTTATTGTTTCGGCTCGTAGCACTCAAAAAACTGGCAACCGCTGACCGTGAAAATATGTGGGAGTTTCACCCACAGGAGAAGAAAAAATAATTTCTCAATTAGTTCGTTACGCATATCATGGTGCATCAAATGATGATGGAGAGCATGACTTCATAATGCGGTAGAGTGTGTGCTAGTTAGCGTTGCTGACCCTACTATCAAACGACTGTCACGTTAGTCTGACGCCCGCTTAACGAACCAAATTTAGAACCCGAAAGTTACAACCTAAATTTAAGGGATTGCTCGGTCAGATGAAGTGCCTAAATAAAACCGTGAACTTCTCACACCCGACAAAGATAAATATATCAGATAGACTGAATTAACCAAGCTTTTTTTTACAAATAATTAAAGAAATATTATATAGGGAAATAGAAAGAAAGTTATATCTTTCCCACAAACAATTCTTCTTCCCTATGCCCGCACGCAATAGCACTAACTATGCCAACCTATACAGAGTCAGCATGGCAGGGGGTGTCTAGGGGGGTGGCATCGGGGTCGACAGCGTGTCAGCCGACGTGTATATAGACCCTCACCCAACTTTTATTTTTTTTGACTTTTTTCTTGCACTTAAACTTTTTTGTATTACATTCATTTTATGGATAAGTTGGACTTAACGGATTTAAGTTTCTGCGTATGCCAAGACTGTAAAAATTATTGGCTAGTTGTTGAAATGCCGTATCGCTTAAATGACCCATGTTATTGTCCATACTGTGGAGTAGAATTTGATTATGTCGCAGACTACTAAAATATGTGAAGATTGTTGTTGTATTGACTCGGAAGACAATCCAATATTAGAGCTGTTAAATGAACAGGGATACATAGACCACTCAATATGTATGATGTGCTATGTAGAAAGGCAAAACGATGGGACACTTTCCGAACTTACCTCATAAATACAGTCCAGATGCACAGGAAGAACGCAACTGGAAAGCTAAACGTAAACGTGAAGGCAGGGAGTCTTTTGACTATAACCACCGTAAATACGACAAACAGAAGTATCGTGACAACTACGATAGTATAGATTGGTCAAAATGAGTGCAGAAACTATATACAGCGATTTAAAGGGTGGCGATAACAAACAATTATGGGCGTACGCTAAAGAGTTAGCCGAGTTCCGTCGCAAAGCGGATAAAGTAAAAACAGGCTCTAGCATAGATTGGAACGATAAAAGTAGCGTCAAACTGTATATATCCGAAGCGTTGAAAACGCAAATGGATAATGGCAGTGCCGCCGCCGCAAGAGAGTTAGTGCACGTCGAAGGAATTAAAGAAGATACCCAAGATTTAATTATTGAACCCGTAAATTTTGCTGAAGCTGTATGGGAAACAGAGTAAGATTACCACAACTTAAACCAAGAAACTATCAGCTAGGTGCGTGGAAAGCACTCGATAATGGTGCTAGAAATCTTTTGATAAGCCATCCCAGACGACATGGAAAGGATGTTACCACCGCTAGTATACTGTCCAAAAAAGCGATGACCCGTGTCGGGTCATATTATTATCTGTTTCCGACTCGCAAATGGGCGGAGCGTGCTATATGGAATAACATTGTAACGATAGGCAAAAAGAGTGGACACCTGATAGATTTAATTTTTCCGCCAGAAATTGTGCTAAATAAAAACAATACGGATTTGAAATTAACCCTAATCAATGGCTCGACTGTAAATATGGGTGGTACGGATAACCTAGATTTCGTAGGGCAGGGTGGTTATGGATACGCTTTATCAGAGTTTTCATTGCATAAAGAAGAAGTTACAGGATTTCTTGCACCTATTTTAGATGAAGGCAACTCATTTATTATTATGAATGGCACTATGCGTGGTAAGAAAAACCAACTATATCAGATGTATGAAGCCAACAAAAACAATCCAAACTGGTTTTGTGAGTGGTTAACACCCGAAGATACAAAGAGATACTACTGGATTAGCGATGAGATAAACCTAAATCCAGAATTACAGGGAAAAATAGACCCGTACACCAATGTTCAATATTTAAACATCCAAGATAGAATTGACTCAAAAATGATATCATATTCGCTCGCAAGACAAGAATATTTAAACGAAGCGGTATCCGATGTAGCTAATTCTGTGTATGGCTATGAAATGGTAAAATTAGAAAATAAAGGCAATATTACTAGCATTTCTGCACAAAATGAGCCTATTTTTACATTTTGGGACTTGGGTGTAGATGACCCAACCGCTATAGTGTTTGCATTTATTAAAGATAATAAAGCTTTTATTGTTGACTACTATGAAAACACAGGGTATGATATAAAACATTATCTGGATGTGGTGAATGAAAAGAACTATAAATATGCAGGACATTATATGCCACATGATGCTAAAAAGCGTATGGGTAACACGGGTACTAATATCTTGGACTTCTGCCGCACACAGTATGGCTTTGAAATACGACCAATCCCAAAAACCAATTCGGTGCGAGATGATATTGAGATTGTCAGACGGCATCTTCCTGACTGCAAAATTGATGAGAAAAATAGTCAATTACTTGAACATCTTACGAACTACCAATGGAATGCCAACACAGGTAGAATATTACACAATGAGCATTCACACGGTGCGGATGCTGTGCGAATGTTATTTATGGCTATGCATCATAGGATGGTTAGCGAGTATTTAATTAAAAAAGACTCAAGCAGAACACCAGAGTTTGTATACGATGATTGGATGATAGTATGACACCGTTTGAAAAATACCTTGAATTTGACCCAGATGCATTAGATATGTTAAAAAAATGCACGCATATATATTTAGATAATGATGTTTTTGTTTGTGGATATAAAACACATTCATACTATGTAACAAAAAATAATGATAATAAGCTTGACAAACCTGATACATGGTATGTAGTTTATGCAACAGGTAATGTTAAGAAGTTATTTAGTATTTTTGAACCGTTACCATATTTATGCTATCACAGAGATGAAAAAGATAAAAAAATAAGACTTTTAGACTATAAAAAATTTAGGAACAAGTATTATGGGCAGAAAAAAGAAAAGTAAACCATTACCACCACCTCCTGCTGTTGTTGAACCACAAAAGCCACCAGAAATGATTGATGTTACAAACGAACAAAACTATATGCGTCAAACTATGGATGACCAATTTACAATGCAAGATACAATGATAACATCACCTAAAAGAAAAAAGAAACCTAATGAAGGTTCTACAATGATGAGTTCTTATTGATGGACGGTAATACAATAATTAAAAAATACGATAACATGAGTTCAAATGTTATTGGAAACTGGCTAAACCTTTGGCAAGAATGTGCAGATTTTTGCTTTCCAACAAACGATAATATTAATCGTATTCGTGTAGCAGGACAAGAAAAACCACCACAACGTATGATAGATACCTGTATTGAAGCCAACTATTCTTTTGCTAGTGGTTTTTTTTCACATATGTTTCCACCAAATACCGTATGGGCTAAATACAGACATCCATCACCAATGATAATGGCTAATAAAAATGTAGCAAACTATTTTGAAGAAGTAAGTCGTATAGCACATCAAGTATTAATTAGTAGTAATTTTGCACAAGAGGAGTTTCAAGCATTACTTTCACTAGGATGTTTTGGTACTAACTGTCTTTCTGTAGAAGAAGATGATGAAAAAATAATTAAATTTAGAAACTACATAATAGATGAAGTAAGAATAGATGAAAATCATTTACATGAAGTTGATACGGTAGCTAGAAAATATCAACTAACTGGCAGACAAGCTATATTAAAATTTGGTGAAGAAGCTTTAAGACTAGCAAAACTTGATAGAATTTTAGATAATGGTGAAAAGTATGATGAAACAAAATTTAAATTTATACAGTTTGTATCACCAAGAAAAGATTACAACGTAAAAAGTAAAAAAGCTATAGATAAACCATTTGCATCCTATCATGTATCTATGGACTCAAAAGAAATTGTAAAAGAAAGTGGATTTGATTTTAATCCATTTAAAGTTTCTAGATTTATGGTAGGTAATGAAGAAATATATGGTCGTTCTCCTATGAGTATGTGTCTTGGAACTGCAAGAAGAACTAATGTTGTATATCGTTCTATGATTATAGCGGCTGAACATCACGCAAATCCACAATGGCTTATACCAGATGACGATAGTGTTAGTGGTATGAGCAGTCGTGCAGGTGCATTTATTAGATGGAGAGCAACAAATCCTAATGGTAAACCTGAAAGATTAGCACCTAACGGTAATCCACAGCTTGCAAAAGAAATATTTGATTTACATGAAAACCAAATCAAACGTCAATTTTTCAATCATTTGTTTAGACCACTAGACCAGTACAGAAATATGACAGCAACTGAAGTTCAAGAGCGTATGACAACTGATTTAATGAGTTTATCACCATTTGTTAGTAGATATATTGAAGAACATATAAATCCTATAATGACTCATACATACTACATTTTACAAAAACGTAAATTATTACCAGAAATTCCACAAGAATTATTAAAAGCACCAGATTTTGAAGTAGATTATGTTGGTAGATTATCACTAGCAACTAAATCATTTGAAACTATGGGTGCTGTAAATACAATGAGAGTATTTGGTGAGTTAGCACAAATGAACCCAGAAATGTTAAAATCATTAGAAAATGTTGACCCCGACCAATTATTTAGAGAAATATGGTTTGCTAATAGTTCTAGTATGAACGCATTAAAAGACCCAATGGAAGTAGAACAAGAAAGAGAAGAAAAAGCAGAAGCTATGGCAAGACAACAAGAATTACAACAATTACCTGCTATAGCGGATGCCGCTCAAAAAGTTAGTGGTGCAGTATCGCCAGATAGTATACTTAATCAATTAGAAGGATAAAATGGAACGCAAGGATGCTGAAAACCTAGTCGCTTGCTACCGCAGGTGTCTATTATCTCCAGAAGGAAAAGAAGTATTAGATGATTTAAGAAGATTTTCAATGATTGATGAGCAAGCAGGAAGCTCATTGACGTTACAAGAAATGGTATACAGAAATGCGTTGCAGGACATATATAGATATATTGATGCAATGATTTCTGAAAATTAGGAGAAGTATTATGATGCACGGAAAGCATGGCGGAAAAAAGAAAACCGCAAAAAAGACAGCTAAAAAAGCAAAAACAATGAAGAAAAAAACATATAAAAGATAAGGATAAATAAATGAGTGAAGAACAAACTGTAGAAACACCCGTAGAAGCGGCGGATACTGTTGAACAGTCTGTTGATATTTTAACAGATGATGGAAAGTTCAACGAAGCATGGAGAAATTCGTTACCTGATGATTTAGGTAAACATTCGATATGGTCAAAGTATGACAATCCAACAGACCTAGTTAAAGGAGCAATAAATGCTCAATCACAAATAGGTAAAAAAGCAGAAGACTTTTGGACTTCTGAAGATGAAAATGACATAAATAAACGTAGAGAAATCATGGGTATACCTGAAACAAAAGAAGGGTATAACTTTGAGTTTGAAGAACCAGAAGAAGGTTTTGAAATTGACAACGATAGAGTAAGTAATTTTTCTGAACTTGCTCATAGCATCGGATTAACTCAAGACCAAGCACAAAAATTAATGGACTGGGAAATAAATAGTAGCAAAGAACAGTTTGCTAGTATGGAACAGGAAAGTGAATTAAGTATTCGTGAGTCTGAAGATACATTAAGAAAAGAATGGACTGGCGACAGTTACGAATACAACATGGGTAAAGTAGCAAATGTTATGGATTATCTTGGATTAGGTGATTTTAAAGATGACCCTGCTATTGGTAATAATGTTGAGTTTATTAAAGCAATGTTTACAAATGTTGTACCTATGATTAGTGAAGATGAAATCATACAAGATGGTATGCAACAAAACTACGCTACTATTTCTGACCAGTTAGCTGATTTAGAAAGAGAGATGTATGAATACGAAGGTAACACAGGTACTTCAGAGTATCAAAAGATGCTTAAACAGCGTCAAGCTTTACTTGAAAAAATTGTATAAAAATTTACTTGACAAACTAAATTAAAATATAGTATTAGTCGTTCAGATTTAAACATTGATACCTCTTTGAGCCAATGGGAGAGTCGCAGGTGAAAACCTTAAATTAGGCAGACCCGTAGGTGCGGATACTCATAGCCGAAAAACTAGTATGTAAATATTAAATTAACGGAGGTATATTATGGCAGGAAATCTGCTTAATACTTATATCATTGGTTTTGACAGAGCTATTAGAGAAACTGTTGAAACTAAAGGTGGCAAGATGCGACCATATGTTCAACTTGCTACAGGCGATTTATTTCGCAAAGAAGGTGTATATCAACGTACTACAGGTGGCGGTCTTCCCGCAAAGGTTACTAACCGATTCGGAGATTCTCCTGTATCAGACATTGATTACAGTCGTAGACGTATAACACGTTCTCAATTCCAAGATGGACAATTCATGGATTGGGCGGACTTATCGAAAATGGGAATTGACCCACGTTCAGCTAAATTAGCTGTTATGAAAAACAAGTTTCTTCGTCAAGAAGACTTAATTATTGATGCGGCGGCTTTAGGTAGTGCTAAAGGTGGTGTTGAAGGCGAAAATGACGTTGAATTTGGTGAATTTCCATATGCAACATCAGGCAACTCGGCAAATCAAGACAAAAACATTGTTAGTGTAAAAACTACAAGTGATGGAAGTATTGGAGCTGATGGTGCGGCTAATCAATTAGGTTTCAATTATGGTAAGTTCCTTGAAACATTAACTACGTTTGGAAACAATAGTGTTGACATCGAAACTCAAAAACCTTTATTTAAAATTTCTTGGCATCAATGGCAAGATATTATGAATGACAGCAACTTCACAGATTTTGATAATCGTGGTGGTGCAAAGGTTAATGAGTCAGGTGCAGGACAAATTTATGATTACATGGGTGCAAGCTTCTGTATTTCTAATATTGTTCCTTTCATGGCTAACGACGGCAACTCTCATGTTGCAACTGACATATCTGTAGATACAACAGCTAATGTTGATGCATCTACAGGAACATGGGTAGCACCTGCGGGTACAACTCGTTGTTGCTATGCTATGATTCAAGATGCAGTTTTATTCGAAGTCAATCCTGACATAACAACTAAAATTAGTGAGAGAGCTGATAAATCTTTCAACTACTATGCGTACATGAAAGCAGAATTTGGTGCTGTTCGTATGGAAGAAGAAAAAGTTATCGCAATTCCATGTAAACAATAGGAGGATAATTAGATGGCTAATTCAACAGAGGTAACTGCACTTAACGCAGGTATTGTTACAAAGTCTAACTATCGTGGAAATGTCCAAGCAATTCCCGTATCTTTAGCGACAGGAACAGGTGCAGGAACTCACACTATTAGTGGTGTTCTTCCACAAGAAACTCGCTTAATAGCGGCTAGTTTGTTTTGTTCTGACCCATCAAGTGATTCAGATAGTACAACTATATCAGTTGGACACGCTGATGACATTGATGCAGTTGGTTCTTTAGCAGGTACTGCGGCAGGAGAAGTTGCGTTTCCTACTACAGGTAGTGCGGCAGGTAGCGTAGACTTGGGAAATAAAACTTTAATTGTAACAACTGATGCAGAATGCACAGGTTCTACAATTTCAGGATATATCCTGATTGCAACAAACGAGTAACACATAAGGGGGGGCAACCCCCCATATTTTTTTTATCATGGCAACTAAAACAGATATAATAAATTTAGCATTAAGCAAACTAGGTAGTGAAA